GTCCCGTCGCCGACAACGCCATGCCCCGTGAGCTGCATGCGCAGCCCATAGGTGATCTTGTCGCCGGCGCTCTTCTGAAGCTCGTCCTTGACCTGAATGATGTTGGACGAGCTCGGCCCCATGAACTTCGTGAGCCACGTGGTCTTCAGCACCTCGACCATGAGGCGCTTCGACCACAGCTTGACGGCCATGGGGTCATTCGTGCCATAGCTGGTCACAGCCATGAGAGATGACTCCTGCGTTTGCGCCACAAAGGGCGCGCGGATTTCGGGAATGCCTCAGTGACGCAGAGGTGGCGAAATCCACCCGGTAACGCAGGGCGGAACGAGCGAAGCCCGAATAACGGTCGGGTACCGAAGAGAGCGGTTTAAACGGCGGCTCTCGCGCCTCGGTAGAAGCGATCAGGCACCCAGTAGGGCCTTTCCTTCCGGCGTGTTGATCATCTTCATGAACTCCTCGGCGGGCATTTCCAGCAGTCGCTGTGCGGTCAGTTGCGGGGCCACACCACGCACCTGGCTGAGGGAACGGCCGGTCTGCGTCTGGCCCTGCTGCACGCGCGCCAAACGTTGTTCCGCCGGCACCGTCTCGGCCTGGGATGCCGCTGCCTGCCCGTTTTGCTGCGCCGCCGCCGGCGTATATCCGCGCAGCTTGGCGATTTCGTAGATGACCTCGGCGGGATTGCGCCCGATCTGAAAGGCGCGTTCCGCGAGGCCAAGCGCTTCCTGCGACAGGATGCGCTGACGCTCGACCGGATCGGTATAACCCGCCGCTTCCAGCTCGCGGGTGCGGGCCGCGGATAAGTGCGCCACCGCGGCATCGTAATCGGCGGTGTTCAGTTTGAACTCGCGCTCCGCCGCGACGGCGCGCTGCTGCAATGCCTGGACGGCATTGAACTGGTTGCGTTCCTGCACCTGGCCGTTCAGCGCCTGCACCAGAGCACCGATGGCGGCTTCCTGGTGCTGAAGGCGGCCCGACAGATGCCCGAACGGGTCCTGCGCGGGATCGGGAAGCGCCGGCGCGGCAGGCTGGGCGGCGGCCTGAGTCGTTTCGGGCTGGAAACGCTGCAAGAGCAGATTGGTGCGTTCCTCCAGGGTGCGCCGCGCCTTGCGTTCTTCCTCAAGCTGGCGCTCGATGGTCTTGCGCCGCTCCCGTTCCTCATGCAACGCCGCATGCGGCACCATCGTCTGTGCCGGCTTGCCCTCGGGCTGCGTCTCGGTGGCCTCGGTTTCCTGCGCCGCATCGGTCGGCAGCTCCGGGGCAACGATGGTTTCTTCCGGGGCGGAGTCGGCGGCGCGCATCTGTTCCAGTTGCGCCTGTTCCTCCGCGGTCAATGTCTCGTTCAGGGCCATCACGCTTCCCTATGCGAAGCCGGCAGTCGGTACCGGCGCCGTAGCGGCTCAGTACGATGAGCCGGCGATCGAATTGAGGTGCCGGTCCACGGTCGCCTGACGGGCGGCGCGGCGGTTGAGAAACCGCTTGCACCAATCGCGCGGCGAGATAGCACCGGCGACGATCCGGCAGCTATCCGGAGCGACGAAGTGCTGGCACTCCGAACAATGATGCGATCCTTTCGCCGGATGCTCGAAACCCACAGCGGACTTGGCGAGCTTCATTGTACGGTCGCGGTGCTGGGCGCGTTCTGCGCCGTCTCCATCTGCCGCTGGGTCTGGTGCCAGCCGACGACGCGGTCTAGCATTTCCAGGATGGCGAGGAACTGATCGGTATGGGCATCCTGCTGGGCGACGCCGGCCTTCGCGAGGTTCGCCAGGGCCGCCGCCCGCAGGTTCTCGATCTTCGCCTTGGTCTCCTCGGCCTCCATCAGCGAGCGCGCCGCCTCGACCTGCGTCCTGGCGTTCTCGGCCTGGGCCTGCTGGCTGCCCATATGGGCTTCCAACGCTACCTTCTGCGCCTGCGCGGTATAAAGGTCGCTTTTCGCCTTTTCCACTGCCGCCCTGGCCTGCACCGCGATCATCGCCGGATTGGGCTGCTGCGCCTGATTGGCGACAATCGCCTCGATCTTGCTCGTTACGGTGTCGGGCAGCGGCGAGTATTTGAGCAGTTCCAGATAGACCTGCGGCGGGATCGCCATGCGGGTCAGGAACGGCATCATCTGAACCAGTACCGACCAGGCACGCTCCTTGAGGTTCGGCGAGGTCGGGGTGTCATCGACGATGACGTCGTAATCCGCCAGCGCGGGATCGTGGACCAGCGGCACGTAGCGCGCCTGGGCCGGGCCGCCGATGCGGATGAGCCGGCCATCGGCGAGAAAATTCGTGATGTACCACAACATCAGCCGCCCCTGATCCTTGCGGTACTGGCGCAGCGCATCGAACAGCCCGGCGAGAACGGTCATTCCGGCCTGCTTGCGCATGTGCTCCAGGATGCCGGGCTGCTCCTTCTCGACAAGACCGAGCAATTCAAGGTTGATGCCGGTACAGTCGCGGATCGACGACATCGCCAATTGCAGCAGATCGGGGAGTGCCTGCGGCATCTCCGTAATCGGCCGCGCCATCACCTTGTTCTGCGAGATCGCCCCGGGCTGCGCGAGGATGATCGACTCCGGATTGGCCCAGTTCTCCTCGGCGTCGCGGATATCGTCGAACGCATCGGCTTCGGCGATGATGCCGCCCTTCGCGCCGGTGTTGAGCAGATGCAGGGTTTGCGACAGCCACTTGTTTGCCCATCGCTGCGGGTCCAGCATTGCCCTGACAATGCCGTACCAGGTGCCTTTGTTGCGGTCGCGCTCGCCGGTCATGCATTTCCAGGTGAAGCCGCCCTTGTCCGGACCCCGCCACACGGCAAGAATCTTGGCGCCGACGACGGCGCGCCAGTAGACGCGGGTGCGCTGCCGTACCGCCATAGCCTCCGGCATGCCCAGCAATTGCAATCGCTGGTTCAACAGGGCAAGGCTGCCCTCGTCGAGGGTCATTTCCTGTTTGGTGAACGGGTCAAGCGAGCGGAAGGTGGTTTGGTGTTCCCACCACTGAAACTCGACGAGGCGCACCATGGCGCGGTCGCGGTCGAGCTTGCCGCTCTGGTCGATCCGGTAGAACGGCGCCTGCTGGGCGTCGTGGGGATCATGAGCATCCGCCGCAATGTCCATCGCCCACGAGGCATGAAGATCGTCGCGCGCGGCACCGGGGAACATCTCCAGCGCTTCTCCGACCGGAACGTCTCTCACCCGCGCCAGCCGCTGCGCATCGGCCAGGTTGCGCCGCCGCGATGAGGCATCCCAATACATCTCCATCGGATCGAGGCGGCGGATATTGAGCTGGCCGTCCGGGTTTTCGTCGTAATCGAGCGCGGTATCCGTCCAGCCCATGCCGGTGATGACGCAATCGACGAACGCATCGGATTCCTCATCCTCGGCGTTGCATTCGTCGCGGACCCATTTCGCCGCCTCGCTCAGCAACTCGTTGACGGCGGCCTCACCGATCTGGCGCGGGGCGTAACGCACTTCCTGCCGGTTTCCAGCCTCAAGCCCGGCAACGATCTTGATCATCGGGGCGATGCGGTTGAACGTAATGACGGGCCGCAGGCTCTGCTTGAGAAATGCCGCGTCTTCCTGCGTCCATTGGTTGCCGGCGACGAAATCGTAGCACTCCCGCGATTCTCGGCGCCATTCATGACTGTGATCGCGGTCGATGCGAAACCATGCCTGAAGCCGCGCAAGGAGGTCTTCGTCGCCGGAGTAGGGATCGGCGCCAGGCGGCAGTGGCCGATTGTCTACATCGGCCACCGGCCGCGCAGGCCGGTCCCGGCCAACTGCTTTTCTGCCGTCAGAATCATTCCGGCGCCGCGGCCGAAGGCGTCCTTGCGCGCCGCCTTGAACTGCTCGGCGATCTCGTCCACCTGATCGTGAACATGCTGAAGCGAGAACGGTATCGGTAGGTCGAATACCGATCGAGTGATCAGCGTTCCACCCAGCGTGGCAAGCAGGCCGACGCGCATGAACGGCACCGCAGCAATGCGCTCGATGCCGCCGTTGTCGAGATCGCGATA